TTCAGGCGTACGAGCGATGGCCTTCCGCAGCCGGGCAGTTATCAAAGGAGGACTAACGATGGCTATCCCGTCCTCACTGAGAAATAAACTGATTGCCGCAGCGGGCGCGGGCTCTATGGTCATCGCCACGATTTTCATCGGTGGCAAGGATGGCGTAGAGGGTCGCAAGTATCAGGCCTACAAAGATGTCGCTGGCGTCTGGACTGTCTGCGATGGCCACACTGGCAACGACATCATTCGCGGCAAGACCTACACCGACAAAGAATGTGATCGGCTTTTGTGGAAAGACCTGCAGCCCGCTAAAGCGACCGTCGACAAGCTGGTTAAGGTTCCTCTGAACGAATACCAGCGCGCCTCCCTCTACAGCTTCGTGTTCAACGTAGGCAGTGATGCATTCGCTAAGTCGACTCTTCTTCGCAAGCTCAACAAGGGCGACAAGGAAGGGGCGTGTGAAGAAATGCGCCGCTGGGTCTACGCCGGTGGAATGAAGTGGAAGGGATTGCAGAACCGGCGAGAGATGGAGCGCTCTATGTGCCTGGCGGAAAGCGAAAATGACCTTTAGCCTGCGAACAATCCTGATTGTCATCTTATCTCTGACTCTGCTGGCTGTTGGTTACGGCGAAATCAGATACCGCAACGGATGGTACGCACACGCTGACCACATCAACTCACTGGCTGCGAAGAAGAAAGACAGGGCAGCTAAAGCTGTTCAGGCTGGAGAGCAGAAAGGCGCGCAGGCTGCCAGTGAGGGAAGAGTTATCTACCGAACCATAACGCGAGACGTGGTGAGATATGTTCAAGATCCGAATCGTACCCGCTGTGATTTTGATGATGAGTCTGTCAGGTTGCGGCAGCGTGCAATCGACGCTGCCAACACCATCAGCGGATTTGATGCAGCCCCCATGCAAGGCAAGTGATGCGGGAGCCAACAGTGACGCTGATTTGCAGGCAGACGTCGAGACAACTAAATGCCTGCGTCAGTTGCGGCTGGATAAGTACCGCTGGCAGGCCTGGTATAACGCAGTTAAATGAAACCCTACATGCAGGACTACATCCGGCAGCAGTGCCTTAAATAACCAATGCGAGCAAATCATGGCAAAGTCCAAATGGCCTAAGCTCCCGCGATATTTCGTTCCACTGTTCCACTCGGCAAATGTTTACCTTGCCAGAAGTAGAGAAGAATACGCGCAAGCCTGTGAGCATCTGAATGTTGATGTCGGACCGATAAACAGTCTGGCCGGAACATGCCGTCACTACCAGAACGAAAACACAAACGAAAATCTGTACCTCATCGGCGTCTTTAACGGTGACATCGCAACTCTTGTCCATGAGTGTGCTCACGCGACGTTCTACTGTTGCCACGATGTTGGCGTAGTTATCGAAACCCACAAGGCAAACGAAACCTATTGCTACCTCCTGGACAGAATGTTCAGCCACTTCCTACCGCACATTAAGCAGGAATAAAAAAAATGGCAGAAGTAACACAAATGACCGATACGCAGCTGCTCAATCTCGATCTGTATCGACTGGTAATGAAAGACACCGCCGCAGCTAAAAAGGCTATCGCGTTCGTTGGCGGCAATCAGCTCAAGGCTGAACTATTCAAAGACGCCTATACGCTGGCAACCGCTGAGTCTGGCGTAGTTGGCCGCACCGATAAAGCAATCCAGACCGCAACCGAAGCGCTCGCGCTGTTTGAAGGAGCCCAGTAATGAAGCAATCATGGCCTCAGTATGCCGACGCTAACGGCGTTTATGTGTCCGCACTGCCCATCAAGTCTCTCAAGCAGACCATTGAGGGTTATGCGATTGCCAGCTTCGACGGCAATTACAAAGACCAGAACCTATCAAGCCACTTCATGAGCATCTTCCGACCGGTGGTTGGAGGGTATCTGTTTACCAGTGCATCCGGCGAGCTGCTCTACATGAGCAAGACTGCATTCGAAGCTCAGTACAGTGCGGCCGGTGCAGCAGTAACCTGGGCATCAGTAACTGGCAAGCCGTCAACATTTGCTCCAACTATCGGCACCACAGCCACTACCGCAATGGCCGGTAACAAAGTGCCGACCAGCACAGATCGCGGCGGCGTTCTTCAGCAGGCAGCGATTACAGCTATCACCGACTCATCCGGTGGCACATCAGGCGGTAACACGGTAGCAGCAGTACCAGCAGCCACAGCAGCAACCACTGACACATCAGCCGCATCCCTGACGTCGACTAACTCAGCTCTCACTGCGATTAAGAACGACTTCGCAACTCTGTCAGCCAAATACAACGCGCTTCTGGCAGCGGTGAAAGCAGCAGGCATTACTGCTTAATGCAATACACAGCTCATTCACTGAGTGGGCTGAATAATGCAACAAAGAGGAAATGTTATGGCAGCACCCAAAGACAATAAGTTTGCCGAAGGGAATAGTGGCAAGCCATCTCAGTATAAGCCTGAGTATGCAGCACAGGCTGAGAAGCTTTGTTTGCTGGGTGCTACAGACGATGAAATGGCTGATTTCTTCGGAGTCCATCGCTCAACCATCTACAGGTGGAAGCTTGAGCATGAAGAGTTTTGCAACTCCATAAAAACGGCGAAGGATGTAGCTGACGCAAGGGTTGAAAGGAGTCTTTATCAGAAAGCCACCGGTTACAACTTCAAGGAGCAGCAGGCTTTCAAAATCAAGGTAGACCAGCATGAAGAAGAGATAGAGGTCGTGGAAGTTGAAAAGCATGCTCCCGCCGATACGACCGCAGCCATCTTCTGGCTAAAGAACAGACAGAAAGACAAGTGGCGAGATAAGCAAGAAATTGAACACACTGGAGAGGTTAACCTGATTCAGCGTATTCAGGAGGCCAGAAAACGCGCGAGAGGTGAGTAATGTCATCAGAATTTGAGGCAATGCTTGCCGATGATATGGGTCGATTCTTTTACGATCCGCTTGGCTTCGTCATGTATGCGTTCGATTGGGGAGCCGGTGAGCTTGAAGGCTTCGATGGCCCTGATGACTGGCAGAAAGAGTTTCTTACCGATTGGGGTGAGGCAATCAGGACTAACAACTTCGACGGCGTTAAACCTGTTGAAGCCTATCGCTGCGCTACCAGCTCTGGTCACGGTATCGGTAAGAGCGCGCTGACTGCGTGGGTCATTTTGTACATCCTCAGCACTCGGCCATTCTGCAAAGGGGTCGTAACAGCTAACACCTCTGAGCAGCTTCGTACCAAAACATGGGGTGAGCTTGGGAAGTGGAAGAAGCGGTGCATTACCGGCCACTGGTTCGAGTACAACAACGGCAAAGGCAACATGAACATCTACCATGTGGATCACATGGAGTCATGGCGCTGTGACGGTCAGACATGCCGCGAAGAAAACAGCGAGTCATTCGCTGGTCTGCATGCTGCGAACTCAAGCCCGTTCTACATCTTCGATGAAGCCTCAGCGGTTCCTGACAAAATTTGGGAAGTAGCAGAGGGCGGCCTTACAGATGGCGAGCCTTTCTGGTTCGCATTTGGTAACCCGACGCGTAACACCGGGCGCTTCAGAGAGTGCTTCCGCAAGTTCAAACACCGCTGGCGTCGACGTCAAATTGACAGCCGCCTGGCAAAGATGACCAACAAGGAACTCATCGAAGAGTGGCGAAAGGATTACGGTGAAGACAGCGACTTCTTCAAGGTGCGTGTTCGCGGCCTATTCCCATCGACATCAGAAGTCCAGTTCATACCTCAGGCATATGTGGATGAGGCAATGTCTCGCACGCTTGAGCCCGGGTCTTACACATTCGCATCCAAAATAATCGGCGTTGACCCTGCTTACACTGGAACTGACGAGGCGTCAATTTACCTTCGCCAGGGTCTTCATGCGCGCCTGCTGGGCACCTACCCGAAAACAGATGACGACGTTAAGTTCGCGCAAATCGTCGCAGGATTTGAGGATGAGCATAAGGCCGATGCGGTGTTTATAGACTTCGGCTATGGCACCGGCATTCACTCAATAGGTAGATCGTGGGGCAGGAAGTGGCAACTGGTTAACTTTGGCGGTGAATCCAAAGACCCAGGCATGCTGAACAAGCGCGGTGAGATGTGGAACTCAATGAAGTCATGGCTCAAAGAAGGGGGCAGTATCGATGACCAGCAAACAGCTGACGAAATCGTTGCTCCTGAGTACAGGGTTAAGCTCGATGGGCGCATCGTCCTGGAGGCCAAAGAGGACATGAAGCGCCGCGGGGTTCCTTCACCAAACCGCGCTGATGCGTTAGCCCTGACGTTTGCATTCCCGGTAGTCAAAAACAAACCAACTAAGCCATTACCGGCTCCAATTCGTCCAATTTCCCGAGGTAGATAATGGCCGACCAAGACGACAAATTGCGAACCATTCTCCTTCGGTTTGACAGGGATTGGGCAGCAAGCGATGAGGCCAGAAATGAGGCGATTAACGACCTCTTCTTTAGCCGAATTAGTCAGTGGGATGACTGGCTTTCACAATACACCACACTGCAATATCGCGGACAGTTCGATGTAGTCCGCCCGGTTGTTCGTAAGCTCGTAGCAGAGATGCGCAAGAACCCGGTAGACGTTCTGTTTAAGCCGAAAGATGGCGCGTCACCAGATGCTGCCGATATCCTCATGGGTATGTACCGGACAGACATGAGGCATAACACTGCGAAGATATCGGTTAACGTCGCAGTCCGTGAGCAGATTGAAGCCGGTGTCGGCGCCTGGCGACTGGTGACGGAATACGAAGACCAGAACCCAACCAGCAATAACCAGATTATCCGCCGACTTCCCATTCATGAGGCGTGCTCACATGTTGTTTGGGATGCCAACGCCAAGCAGATGGACAAGAGTGACGCGAAGCATTGCACAGTCATCTCGGCGATGAGTAAAGATGGATGGGAGGAATTCGCTAAAGAGCAGGGCCTCGATGAAGATGATTTGCCAGACTTCCAGTCGCCCGCCTCTAACTGGATATTCCCGTGGACGACCAACGAGGTCTACTACATAGCGGAATACTACGAGGTCGAGGAGAAGAAAGAGGTTGCTTTCATCTATCAAGATCCTCTTACCGGCGAGCCTGTCAGCTACTTCAAGAAAGACATCGCTGATGTGATTGATGAGCTGGCCGACAGGGGCATGGTTAAAATCGGTGAGCGCAAGGTTAAACGCCGCCGTGTCTACAAGACGCTCCTTACTCAGACGCAAATCCTCAAAGACCGCGAACGCATCGCCGGTGAACATATCCCTATTGTTCCGGTGTTCGGTGAATGGTCATTTGCCGGTGACAAGGAGGTCTACGAAGGTGTTGTGCGCCTGACTAAAGACGGCCAGCGCCTGCGCAACATGATTATGAGCTTCAACGCCGATACGGTAGCCAGAACGCCGAAGAAGAAACCTTTCTTCACGCCTGAGCAGATCGCCGGTTACGAGTTCATGTACAACGGCAACGACGACTACCAGTACTACCTGCTGAACAGCAAGGACGAGAACGGCAATGATCTGCCAGTTCAGCCATTGGCCTACATGGAGAACCCCGAAGTCCCGCAGGCTAACGCATACATGCTTGAGGCGGCCACCACCGCAGTTAATCAGGTGGCAACCATGGGCGTCGATGCGGAATCAGCGAATGGGCAGGTGGCTTTTGACACAGTCAATCAGCTGAACATGCGCGCTGACCTTGAGACGTATGTTTTCCAGGACAACCTCGCTACCGCAATGCGTCGTGATGGCGAGATTTATGCCTCAATGGTCAATGACATCTACGATATTCCCCGGCGCGTCACGGTAACGCTGGAAGATGGCGGCGAGAAAGAGGTTCAGCTCTATACGCAGGTCGTCGACCTCCAGACCGGCAATACAATTACCCTGAACGATATCCGCGGGCGCTATGAGTGCTACACGGATGTCGGCCCGAGCTTCCAGAGCATGAAGGAGCAAAACCGGGCAGAGATTCAGGAGTTGTTATCTAAGACCCCCGCCGGCACGACCGAGTATCAACTGTTCCTCCTGTACTACTTAACGCTTCTTGACGGCAAGGGAATCGAGACGATTCGCGAGTACGCCAACAAGCAGCTTGTGTTGATGGGCATCAAACCACCGGAAACGCCGGAAGAGCAGCAGGCTGTCGCGGAAGCTCAACAGCAGCAACAGCAGCCGAATCCGGAAATGCTGGTAGCTCAGGGTCAGTATCTTGCCGGTCAGGCTGAGCTTCTTAAAGCGCAGAACCAACAGCAGCAAATCGCTGTTGAGGCAGGCAAGGTTGAAGCTCAGAACCAGCTCACAGCAGCCAAAATCGCAGAAATCTTCAACGGTATGGACCTCGATAAGCAGAAAGAGCTTCGCGAAGTTCTCAAGACCGTTGGTCAATTCCAGCAGCAGCGCAGCGAAGACGCTCGCGCCAATGCTGAGTTACTTCTCAAAAGCAACGACCAGCGCCACAAACAAGGCATGGACGTAGCAAACCACCTGCAATCGCAGAGACAAAATACCCCCACCGGCGGTGTAGCCGAGATTCCTCAATAAGAGAGAGTTAATCATGACCGATACCACCGAAATTCAGGCTTCTGAAGAATCAAACCTGTCCGGCAATCATGCAGCGGCATCTGCTGATGGCTTAGTTGTTGATAATGCCAACGACAACGCAGGTCAGGAAGAAGGCTTCGAGATTGTCCTGAACGACGATGAGACCAAACCAAAACAAGACCCGGCAACTAACGCGCGCTTTGCAGCAAAGCGCCTGGAGCGCAAGCGCCAGCGTGAGCTTGAGCAAAGGATGGAAGCAGTAAAGCGCGGCGAGCTGCCGGAGGACTTACGGGTAAGCCCTGAACTCCCGCCCCAGCCGGATATAAACGCCTTTCTCTCAGACGAAGGTCTGGCTAAGTACGATTACGACCAGAGCCGCGCGCTTGCCGCTTTCAATGCCGCTAATACTGAATGGCTAATGAAAGCACAGGACGCGCGCAGCAATGCCGTAGCCGAACAGGGACGCAAGACGCAGGAGTTTACTCAGCAGTCAGCGCAATACGTCGAGGCTGCTCGTAAACACTATGACGCCGCAGAGAAGCTCAATATCCCTGATTACCAGGATAAAGAGGATGCATTCATGCAACTCGTTCCGCCCCAGGTAGGCGCGGACATCATGATGCTCTTCCCGGAGAAATCTGCAGCGCTCATCTATCACCTGGGTGCCAATCCAGAGAAAACCCGGCAGCTACTGTCGATGAACGGGCAGCAGGCGCTGATTGAACTCACTCGACTATCCGAACGCTTAACTCTCAAGCCTCGTGCTAACCAGGTATCCAGCGCACCACCGGCAGATGAGCCAGTCACGGCATCCGTTGCGGCGGCCAATGTGTCTGCAATTCAAAAGCAGATGGAAAAGGCGGCCGCAAAAGGTGACACGGAAACCTATCGCAAGCTCAAGGCTCAACTTAAAGGAATTAGATAATGGCATTATCCGAAGGCCAACTGGTCACCTACGCTATCGACGAAGTGATCGAAACCGTTCAGAACCTCACTCCGATGGCTGAGCGTGTCAGCAAATACACCCCTCCGGCAGCGTCTATGCAGCGCTCTGGTAATACCGTGTGGATGCCGCTGGAGCAGGAAGCGCCGACTCAGCGCGGCTGGGATTTGACCGGCAAAGAGACCGATATTCTGGAGCTCTCTGTTAAGGTCAACCTGAACGATCCTGATAACGACTTCTTCGCGCTTCGTGCCGATGACGTGCGTGACGAAACCTCCTACCGCCGCCGCATTCAGGCATCAGCCAAGAAGCTGGCGAACAACGTCGAAGCGGAAATCGCCCGCCAGGCTGTTGAGATGGGTTCTCTGGTTGTAACCAGCACCGCACCCATCGGCAGTGCAACATCTGGCTGGGACTTCATCTCTGAAGCTGAATCTCTGATGTTTGCCCGCGAGCTGAACCGCGACGCAGGTCTGTCGTTCTTCTTCAACCCGAACGATTACCGTGGCGCTGGCCGAGATCTGGCAGGCAAAGACTTCTACGGCCGCATTCAGGACGACGCTTACAGCAAAGGCGTAATCCAGAAACAGGTTGCAGGCTTCAACGATGTTCTGCGCTCTCCGAAGCTCCCTTCGCTGGCCGCATCTACCGCAACTGGCGTCACCGTTTCCGGTGCGCAGAAGTTCAAGCCGGAAGCGTGGCAGGTTGACGTAACCGGGCATCGCGAGAACGTCGACAACCGCACCGCAGTAGTCGCTGTCAGCTCCGGCACCGGCTTCAAGCGCGGCGATAAGATTTCTTTCGCTGGCGTGAAATTCCTGTCGCAGATGGCGAAAAACGTGCTGACACAGGACGCTACCTTCTCCGTAGTTGCGGTGAACGGCAACAACCTGACCATCACACCGAAGCCGATTGCGCTCGACGATACCAGCCTGACAGCTGAACAGCGCGCTTACGCCAACGTGAACACCTCGCTGGCTAACAACGCTGCTGTGACTGTGTGGAACACCGACACTGTGTCCGCAAACGTGTTCTGGGCAGATGATTCTATCCGTCTGGTATCCCAGCCAATCCCGCTGAACCATGACCTGTTCTCCGGCATGAAGTCTCAGAGCTTCAGCGTGCCTGGCACCGGCCTGAACGGTGTGATCGCCTTCCAGGGTGATATCGATCAGCTCGGCGGTAAGTGCCGTATCGCGCTGTGGTACGCAGCGTCAGCGGTCCGCCCGGAAGCTATCGGCGTCGGTCTGGCAAGCCAGAACGTAGCCACCACTCCGTCTGCATAACCATAAGGGGCTTCGGCCCCTTTCTTAATGGAGGTACGACATGAGCACTATGTTATATCGAGAAGGTCGTGGCACCCGCGTATGGGGCAAAGAGTACGAGACTAAAATCGTCGCCGACGAAGAGGTAAGCAAGTACCTCAAAGAAGGCTGGAGCGAGCACCCTGACGACGTAAAGACCAGCACAACCAACCAGCGCGGCCGCAAACCTAAGGCGGGCAGCGATGAATCTGACGACTAAAGGTGATTTGGCTCTCGCCGCATTACGCAAGTTGGGCGTCGCCTCAAGTGCCACACTCACAGACGTTGAGCCGCAATCACTGGAGGACGCGGTTAACGACCTTGAGATGATGATGGCGGAGTGGTCAGGCAATGAGGCAGGGAAGGTTATCGATGTTGGTTACACCTTTGCAGCCGACGATGAGCCTGTTATCCCAGGCGACGCCCACGGGCTGGCGCGAAACGCACTAAATGCCGTCATCCTTAATCTTGCCTGCCGAATTGCTCCAGATTACGCCGTCGAGCCTACGGCGAAACTCATTACCGGCGCAAGGTACGGTAAAGAGCAACTCTATCGCTCGTCTGCTATCAAGCGCGCCAAAGACGGTTACGGCATTTATCCATCGCGTATGCCTGTAGGCTCAGGTAATCGATGGGCCAATCTGAACAACATCAACTATTACCCCGGGAGAGAGAAAATTGCCGATCCAACAACTCCCACTGATGAAGGGAACGGGTAAAGACTACCGCAACGTCGATTATGTCGACCTTCTTCCTGTTAATATGCTGGCTACGCCGAAAGAGGTGCTTGGTGCTAACGGCTATCTGCGCTCATTCCCTGGCATCGTAAAAGTAAACGATGTTGCTGGAGCTTCACGTGGAGCGATGTATAACTCGCATGAAAGCGCAGTATACCGAGTGCTTGGCACGAAACTTTATCGATCTGGAGTGGAGATTGGCGAGGTGCTTGGCAGCAAGCGAGTCAGCATGGCATGCAGCTATAACAGCCAGGCCATAGGCGCTAACGGGTTGTTAATGCTTTTCAGGTACGACGGCGACATTAAGTACATGGCCAACTGGCCAACAAGCTCAGGATATACGCAGTACGAGCTTGGAACACTGCGGGACCTGTGCCGTAACCGCTCGCGATATATATGGAGCAAGGACGGAAGCGACTCATTCTTCATCAGTGACCTTGAGGATGAATCCAAGCCGGACCGATACGCGGCCGAGTACCGGGCTGAGAGTCAGCCAGACGGCATTATAGGTATCGATGACTGGCGCGACTTCGTTGTGTGTTTTGGCACCAAAACGACCGAGTATTTTTCTCTTACCGGTAATGCCAGCGCAGTTGGGGTAGCAATTTACCAGGCTCAGCCATCAATGATGGTTCAGAAAGGTATCGCCGGCACCTACTGCAAAACCAAATATGCAGATACCCACGCAATCATCAGCCATCCAGCCACCGGGGCCCCGTCCGTGTATCTGATTAATTCAGGCTCGGTTCAACAGATAGCCACGGCGTCAATTGAAAGAATACTTCAGGATTATACGGAAGAAGAGCTTTCAACGGGGGTTATGGAGTCAACCAGGTTTGAAGCACATGAGCTACTGATAATTCACCTCCCCCGCCACGTGCTTGTATATGACGGATCAGTTAATCAGGGTGGCATGCAGTGGACGGTTCTCAAAACCGGGCTGGGTGATGACGTTCATTCAGCTATCGATTACGTGTATGAAGGCAACCAAATCACATGCGCAGACAAATTTTCCCCGGTAGTTGGCGTGCTTGATAAATCACTAACCAGCCAGTACGGGCAACAGCAGGAGCATTTGCTATACACGCCGCTGTTTAAAGCTGATAACGCACGTGCATTCGATTTCGAACTGGAATCGGCTACGGGGGTGTCGCAATTCGCTGAGCAGATGTTCATCTCTGCTACCACTGACGGAATCAACTACGGTAAAGAGCAGCTCATTCCATGGAACTCTCCATTCCGTTACGACCAGCGCGCAATTCTGCAACGTATAGGGCGCATACGCAGAAATATCGGTTTCAAAATACGCATCGTCACATCATCACCCGTCACGCTTAGCGGGTGCCAGGTGAGGTTAGAGTAATGGCAGGACCGCAAAAAGTAACAGTCCAGTCAAACAGGGTTGATGCATCAATTCTGCCACCAGGATTCTCTCAGGCATATCGTCTTTATGTGATACAGCAGGGAAGTGACCTGAACAAAATTGCTGACGCTTCAAATGGTGCGAATGAACTCGCGTACCAGGCGACAGTCACCAATCAGGCTCAAGATGCAACCCTTAGTAATCATGAGTCGCGCATAACGACGTTACGTAGTGAAGTTGACAACCACGAGACGAGGATTACAGGCAATACCAACGCAATAACAGCGCTGGACGGAAGGGTAACTTCCGCTGAGGGTTCGATTACAAACCTTGCGGGACGCATGAGCACCGCAGAGGGCAATATCACTAACTTGCAGGGTGATTATGTTTCTAAGTCTGCCGCAGCATCACAAACCCTTTCATCTCCATTAAGTGTGTCGACATCTTACTCCGTCAACGGCACTAAAGTTGTCGGTGCGCGGCAAACAGGATGGACTGCATCAACCGGTTCGACACTGCTAGGTGCCTTCAATGCCAGTCAGACCTATTCAGTCAGCGCCACATATACGCAGTCTGAAGTTAGCGCTCTTGCAACAGGTCTTGTTCAGGCAAGACAAAGAATTAAGGCTCTTGAGGATGCGCTTCGAGCGCACGGGCTGATTAACTGATGATCACCTTTATCCCAACACGAAACATCGACCTCATAGAGGCGGTAGGAAACCACCCGGCCATCATTGCTGGCAGTAACAACGGTGACGGTTACGATTACCGGCCTGAGTGTCGATACTTCGAAGTCAGTGTACACGGTAATTTTGGTGGCATCGTTTATTACAGCGAAATCCAGCCCATGTCCTTTGACTGCCACGCGATGTATCTGCCAGAAGCTCGCGGCTTCAGTAAGGAAATAGGTCTCGCATTCTGGCGTTATCTGCTTACAGAAACCAACGTTCAGTGCGTCGTCTCGTTCGCGGCTCGTAAATTCCGCCACGGCCAGATGTATTGCGCCATGATTGGGCTAAATCGCGTTGGCACTATCAAGAAGTATTTCAAAGGGGTTGATGACGTAACTTTTTACTCCGCGACCCGCGAAGAACTTCAGGAATTCCTCTCCCGTCAGAAATAGGTAAAAACATGCTCATTTTTCAATTAGCGAGTAAGCATCTCGAGAATCGCCTGTACCTGAAAGGCGGGAAGGGCGGAGGCGGAGATAATGGCGCAGCCGCGCAAGCTGATGCTATTAACAAGCAGACTGACCTTCAGCGACAGCAGTGGCAGACGGTCATGAATAATCTCGCTCCATTTACCCCTCTTGCAAAGCAATACGTTAGTCAGCTTCAGAATCTTTCATCACTACAAGGGCAGGGGCAGGCTCTTAACCAGTATTACAATTCTCAACAATATCAAGATCTGTCAGGACAAGCCAGGTATCAAGCCTTGCAGGCGGCGGAGGCTACCGGGGGGCTTGGTTCAACGGCTACAAGCAATCAACTGGCAACAATCGCTCCGACGCTTGGTCAATCATGGCTTAGCGGGCAGATGCAGAACTACAACAACCTTGCAAACATCGGCCTCGGGGCGCTGCAAGGTCAGGCCAACGCTGGACAGACATACGCCAACAACATGGGGTCGCTATACCAGCAGCGGGCCAATCTGGCGGCGGCAAATGCTAACCGCCCGTCAGGATTCCAGTCAGCATTAAGTGGCGGACTTGGTGGGGCGGAAGCTGGCGCTGCCATAGGCTCTGCTTTTGGTGGCCCGGGCATTGGTACAGCAATTGGTGCGGGTATCGGCGTTCTTGGCTCGCTGTTTTAAGGGGGATTCATGGCTACATGGGATATGGGTAATGGTGGGAGTCTCCTTGCAGGCCTTGGCGGAATTAACTCCAACGCGCCATCAGTGACGGACTCAAACACCGCGCTTGGACTGATTCGTGATAACAACGAGATTCAGCGCTCAGGCGCAAACAATATCGGCCTTCAGGCATTGCAGGGCATCGGTAACGTAATGCAGGTTCAGAAACAGGCGCAACAGCAGCAGCGCCAGAAGGCGTTCCAACAGGCATACTCAACCGCATACGCAACAGGTGATCGCAACGCTATGCGTAAACTGGCTGTGCAATACCCTGAACAGTTTGACGCAGTGCGGAATGGCATGGGTTTCATTGATGAAGACCAGCGAAACACCGTGGGGAATCTTGCGGCAGGCGCGCGTCTTGCGTCTTCATCGCCTGATGCGATGGCTAACTGGCTGCAATCTAACGCCGGTGAGTTAGCTCGCGTTGGCGTTAATCCACAGGATGTTGCTCAGATGTACCAACAGAACCCGCAGCAGTTCGGCGAGTTTGTCGATCACCTCGGTCTTACCAGCCTTGGACCAGAAAAGTATTTTGATGCCGTAGATAAGATGGCAGGGCGTGAAATTGACAAGGGCAAGCTTGCGGAACAAATTCGCAGCAACAAAGCCGGTGAAGGATTGCAGGCTCAACAGATCGCAGTTAGCCGTCAAAACGCGTTAACATCTGCATATGCGCCGACATCTGCAATGCAAAACTATGCACAATATGCCCAGATGCTCAAAACAGACCCTGCGGCGGCCGCTATTTTTGCGCAGGCAGCAGGCATAAACACCGGCCCCGAAGGGTCTAACCGCCTGGTTCAGCTTTCTGATGGTCGGACAGTGAAAGTCAGCGGCAAGGTGCATGGTGCTGGAGCCAATGCATTTTATGAGGGCGTTGATGACAACGGGAACATGGTCCGCGTTCCTACCAGTGCTATATCTGCTCCACCAAGTTCTGCTACTTCAGCGCAAAACTACGCCATGAAAAAAGACCTAGACGCCATCGAGGCTGCAAGCGCAGATCAGCTTGAATTCATGACTGGTGTTACCGGTGGGAATGGTGCGCCTGCATTTGGAGCTGATGTCAGGAGCAGAATTGGTGGTAAGGAGCAGCGGCAGCTTTATAACGCCACTCAACGCATCCAGGGGCGCATGCAGAACCAAGGCATTGCAGCGGCAAGGGATATGGGAGCCAGTGGTATTAACACAGTTGCAGAAGCAAAGATGTATTTTCAGGGAATGCCACAGCTTGACTTCTCATCTCCTGATGCCGCGCAGCAGTCTGTGCGTGCTATTCGTGAGTACACCGATAACTATAACCAGCAATACAACGTAAGCGTTGGTGGCAAAACGCGACCGCAAGCCGCGGTTCAGGCTACACCAAAGCAAACAAGCTCCGGTTATTCATCATTGTGGGGTGATTAATGGCTAAGGCATGGAAAGATGTTATCGCCTCCGAACAGTACCAGGCGCTGGCACCAGATCAGAAAGCTCAGGCTCAAGAGCAGTATTTCAATGAAGTAGTTGCACCGCAAGCTGGCGATCAGGCTGAGCAAGCCAGACAAGCTTTCTATGCTGCATACCCTGCGCCTTTGGTATCGAATCAGCAGCCGTCTCAACCAGCTTCTCAGGAAGCTGTTCAGCCGCAGCAGCAAGGCGGAATTATGTCTGATATAGGTAATGGACTTGCTGAAACCGGGCGTGGCTTGCTACAGGCTGGAATTAACGTAGCGAATATACCTGCTGAACTCACTGATGCGGTAACGAGCGCAGCAGCGTGGGCTGGTAATAAGCTCGGAATAGGTGACGGAACATATCAGCCAGCGCCGCGTGTAACCACTCAAGGGCTTGAACAGGACTTCGGACTTCAGCCCGGTACACTAACCCCTCAAACAACCGAGGGGCGTATTTTTGCTGAAGCCCTGCCTTATCTGACGCCTGTAGGGATTGAGCGCGCAGCGACAGCGGCCCCCACTCTTGCTGGCCGAATTGCTGAAGGTGGTTCGCGCCTGTTGGCGGAGAATGCTGTTGGTTCACTTGCCGCCAACAGCGATAAGAACGACGCTGGCGCGCTCGCTACTGACTTAGGGCTGGGCGTTGGTTTAGGCGCTGCCGCAAATGGCGTAGTTAAAGCTGCCGGAGCGGGTTATCGAGCCCTTTCTGGTTCAATGGCACCCGAAGCCGTGCAAGCTATCCGCTTTGCTGAGCAGAATAACGTTCCGCTAACCACCACGGACGTAATCCCTCCAGCATCGCGTGTTGGTCGGGCTGCACAGACGACAGCAGAGAACATCCCTTTCGTTGGCACATCAGGAATGCGGGCCGCGCAGCAGGAGTCACGCAGCCAACTGGTGCAAAACTTTGCCAATAAGTTTGGCGAGTACAATCCAGCGGAAGTGGTAAATAGCCTTAAGTCAAAAACATCTGGCATTAAGCAGGCTGCCGGCCGCCGTCTTGAACAGGTGCAGAGCGCAATGTCTGGCGTAAATATCCAGCCGTCTCGTGCGATTCAACAGATTGATGATGAGGTATCCAGGCTGCAAAAGCTTGGCGGGGTTGCCGACACTGACACCATCGGCAAGCTACAGGCTTACCGTGATGAGTTGGCGAAAGGAAATGTAGACCTTGAACAGCTAAGCAATCTGCGTAGTCAGTTCAGGATGGATGTGAAGGGTGAGCGTCCGGTAATGCCTACGCGCTCAGATGCCGCAGTACAGCGCGTCTATCGAGCCATGACAGGAGATATCGATAGCGCCATAGGCCAGAGCCTTGGTAACGACGTTCTTCGTCGTTATCGGCAGGCTAACGCGGTATACGCTGACGAAGCCGCCAAACTCCAGAACACACGCCTGAAGAATGTACTGATGAAAGGTGACCTGACACCGGAAGTCGTGAACAACATGCTGTTCAGCAAGAACAAGTCGGAGATTCAGAGCCTGTATAACTCTGTCGGTCAGGCAGGGCGCGTGCAAATGCGTAACGGAATCATCGGCAAGGCAATGGAAAAATCTGGAGGCTCTCCAGACCAGTTCCTCCGCCAGTTGAATATCATGTCTAATCAGACCGGTATCGCGTTCAAAGGCGAGGATGCGGCCTATATCCGCGGTCTCAAGAACTATCTGGAGTCAACGAAGCAGGCAGCACGCGCCGGAGTAAGCACGCCGACGGGACAGCAAGCGGTTCCTCTTATTATTGGCTTTGGTACAGCAATAAACCCAAAAGCAGCGGCCATAGGTGCTGGCTACGGTCTCTTAGCCCGCATGTACGAAAGTAAGGCTGTGCGCAATGCGATGCTTCGCCTGGCGAATACGCCGCGTGGGAGCTCTGCATTTGAAAAGGCAGCTTCCGATGTTGCTGCGGCAATTAATGCAGTATCTCAAGGCGCAAAATCAGACGCGTTAGCTCAGTAAATATTTACCAACACAATACGCGAATATCATTAGCGCCAGATTCATTAAATCACGGTCCATTAATACCTCACTTTTTACCCAATTATAACTAACGCCATCGCAACGCTGCGCAAGTTTAGTTTGTGCGGCTTTGCCACGCCCGGAGCTTATCAATGGCTGACATTACAGCGAATGTAGTCGTAACAAACCCGCGCCCGGTATTTACCGACTCGCGAACTTTCAAGGCCGTTGCTAATGGCCGCGTCTATATTGGCTTGGTAGATACAGACCCAACCATCCCTGCCAATCAAATTCCTGTCTATATTGAGAATGAAGACGGAAGTCACGTTCAAATTCCCCAGCCAGTTATTATCAATGGCGCTGGCAAGCTGGTTTACAATGGACAACTGGTAAAAGTTGTAACAGGCAAAGGCCATTCAATGGCCATCTATGACGCATATGGCGCTCAGGTTGATTATATTGCCGATGTGCTCAAATACGACCCAGATCAGTTTCCTCAGCAACTTGCCGGAGGAGATGGCTCCCTTGTCGGAGTTTATCCTCAGGGTAACTTGAAACAGGCTATTACTTCGGTTTCGGTCGATCAGTTTGGTGCTAAAGGTGATGGAACAACAAATGACACCGCTGCCATTCAGGCTGCTATCGACTGGTCATTCAACAACGGTGGCGGGGTTGTTCGCTTGGGGCCAAAGGTTTACCGGGCAGCGAACTTAACACTGAAACCGCGCGTTTTTCTTTCTGGCTCTGGCATTGTAGCAACAGTTATAAAGGCGCCGGATAACTGGACTGGTAATGCAGTGATTATGGGGGAGGGCTACCTGACCTACACCCAAGACTCAACAGCAGCCGGTGGTAATGTTCCAGCATGTTTCAATGCCGGAGTTACTGACCTACTGGTACATGCAAATAAAGACAAGTTCTCAGGCACTCCAGCCAAAGATTTTGGTTGCGGGATATTGATTGCAGGTGAAAACATCACCATCAAGAGTGTGAAGATAATCTACGCACCCTCAGTGGGCTTAGTAACTATTAACCGGGGAACGAAGCGCGAATTATACGCGGCAGTCGAACCAGGCAAGGGGTGGGGTATAATTGGCGTCTTACAGAATATTCGAATTCAGTTCTGCGGCAATGATTGCTGGCATTGCGAAATGGCTGATTGCTATATAGACGACGTTGAAATAGCCGAAGCGGGCTACGGATTCGCGTCAAGTGATATGGTCAAGTCATTTTATGACCCGTCAGAATTGGTTTCCTGTTTCAGAGTATGGGAAAATATTGAGATAGGCTTCATGCACGTGTACGGAAACTGGCGTGGATTTGGATTTGTGGCGGGCGGCAACAATGTATTAAAGCTACATCGTGTAAAAATTCAGCATTTGGTGGCTGAAAGTTGCCAGGTTGGCGTATATTTTAAAGCCAAGACGTATGTTCAGGCTGCTATCGTTGATATTCATGAATGCTCAGGCATGAACGGCAACGGAATATATGACACTGCAACATTTCCTAATAAGTCACCTGTTGCTATTTTCGCTAGTGAACAACCGTCTACTTTCAGTAGCGTGCAGTTATGGCAGACTACTAGCAATTATAATGGTACGCACATACTTATCTCAGGCTCTAGGAATACCTTTGGCAGTATCGATTGCTACAGGGGATTCCTTAGTGACAATAGGGGCGGGACAGCGATAGCCCTAACTGGTACAGATAACAAGATACTTGGGGGCACCGTCTCAGGCTATGCAGCTTTAAATATAGATGGGCTTGGCAGCACGGGGCTGCACGTCATTCGCGGCGCAAGAAATCATGTGAATCTGCAAATAACTCTTGGCAATGTTGGTGTTAGGTTCGATGGCTCTGCAGATTCTGTCACATCAGGAAGGATTGCCGCAGACTCGGCTATCACTATACCATTTTTGAATGCTGGTAATTTATCAACTTACATAAAGAGCGGGCTGGAGCTTGTTTCAGCACTGGGTAGTAATCACCAAGTTGTGCGGGGGGCGTCGGGGGCGGTAAACACCTCATCTACTTCCGAGCAAACAGTCACCATTACTGGCTTGAATCTTCCATACGTGCCGCATAGTTCAGAGGTTAACCCACATCTTATTATTGATGCGACCAACGGTAGCTCAATATATCCTCAATTGGACTATATTATGTACACCCCGGCAGGCTCATCTACAAAGGAATTAGCCTTTGTCGTCAAACTAAAAAACAGCAATAGCCCGATGCAGGTTACCATTGGCGCTAAGTTAAACTAATTAAAAAGCCCCTTACAGGGGCTTTTTGCATGGGCTTTTTTTAAAGTCAATTACCAAGTTTTGGTCATTTCCAAGCAATTTGAAGTGATTTGTTTCCTTCAAGACTTCCATTGAACACTTTGAATTTATAACCTTTTCTCTTTTGCCAAAAAGAAGGTACTGTTCACGGTTGATGAATGCATGTCTGGCTAAAAAATGACCTCCCCAGCTCCATCCATTTTTCATGTAAGGGGTTGCTATTGCTCCTATTATGGGGAGTTTATGTTCTGCTATTTTAAGCTCTTCTGATTTTGGGCTTACTCCATCTACTGCTATATTCCGCTCTTTTATATTGACACCACTAAAGGCAGAGTTAGCTATGTACCCTTCGTAATCATTCTGTGATTTAAGCGCGTTCGCATATATAGCCATCAATGGCATTGAGGTAAATATAAGAAAGAAACATATCACCTTAGCTGTCTTTTTATTTAGCATTTCTATGCATAACAAGAAAGACAATATAGCAAAAGGGAACCCTATAAAGGTTCTTGCTGTCCACCATGGAGAAAGTAAAAGAATGTTTATTAATGGAGTCAGTGCAAGTGATGCAATTATGAAAATGAATCCAAGGGATGTTTTGATGTAACTACTGCTCTTGTAAGTGAGGTAGATGATGGAAATTAAAGAGATGAGTATTATTGCAGTGTAGGCAATCTTAAATGGTCCATGGTAGACTAGCTCAAAATAATTTATTGCATTTTCTACGTTTTTTGATAACGCACCTGCCACATCATTAGATGAAAATACTAATGAGTCTCTACCTGAGTAATTGGGGGGGTAAAATAAGTTCACTATCTTTGTCAGAACCAACCCCAAGATGATGCCCACTAAACATTTTATGGCAAATGATAATGAATCCTTATATCCTTTATGAATTAACAATATGCCGAATAGTGATGACGACATGATGAGGTAGACTACAATAGATGCTTGATAAGTTTGCATTGTTATGCAAAAGCCTGCTCCAGCAAGCAAAGGAAACCATCTATTTTGGCGAATCATAAATGGCGCAACAACTGACATGACTGATATTGCCATAGGTACACAATCGTATTTATATGTCAGGTTCTCCAACATGTAAGGGCTTATCAAAACCATCAGCGCTGATAATTTTATCTTAGAGTCTTTTTCTATGCCGAAAACTACGCAAGCTATGTATCCAGTGATAGCAAGCGTTGCGCTTGCTATGATGTTTGAGTATGGAGATATATTTGAAATTAGACTTCCAAATGTGAGCATTTGCATAATTAATGTGGCAAACGTCCTACCATCTCTTTGCCATGCGTATCCATACAAAGATCTGGCCATATCATCAATGAAGTAGGCGTTGGATAGTAGTATTGGTAGGATGTAAAGCAAAGAGAATGCTAAGCAGAATATAATTCCTTTTTTGTGATCTCTTATAGCTTGCATTTTAATTGTTTCCTTTCTTCAGAAGGTATTTAGGCCTGCGTTTGGTCTCAATGTAAATCCTGCCGATGTACTCACCCAGTACGCCAATCCCGATAAGCTGCACGCCGCCAAGGAACAGGATAGAAACCATGATTGACGGGTAGCCGCGCACAGGGTTTCCCCAGATGACTTTATCCACAATCATCCATGCGCCATAGAGGAACGAAAGCCCGGCCACGATAAGGCCGATATACGTCCACATGCGCAGCGGGAAAGTTGAGAAGCTGGTAATCCCTTCCAGAGCAAGGTTCCAGAGCTTCCACCCATTG